CGTCGCCGTACATCCCGGCGCTCGCCGAGAATGACCTGCGGTTCATCCGCGAGTCCGCGCGCATCCTGAGTTCGGCTCTGCGCAAGATCGCCGGCGGCAGCGTGACCTATCCGGTGTGGACGGCAGAGGCGGCAGTAGGCGCGGATGTGGTGCGCGAAAGCACCGACCGCAACGGCTACCGCTACGCCTACAGCGGCGGCACCACGGGCGAGACAGAGCCGACCTGGCCGACCACCATCGGCGGGACGGTTAGCGATGGCGACGGCACCTGGACCTGCATCGGCCTGACCGTGTGGGCGATGTGGGATGCAGCGTTCGAGGCGTTCAAGGACGATGCCGACAACCTGTTCGGCATGGCCGACGGCGAGGATCTCTCGCCGCGGATCATCATCGAGGGCGACACCACGCGCGAAGAGCGCAACCCGCCGGAGCTGTACTTCCAGCGCTACCAAGCGGCGATGAACGAGGTGATCGCAGCGGCCGGGGTCGACCCGGATTTTGAGGGGGCCGGGCTGGACGGAAACCGCGTCTGGACCGATCGCGGCGGGGTGGCATGGTTCGAGTGCACGTCGCACGACCTGCTGCCCATCCAGCCCGGCTACTACTACCACAGCGCACGTCTGGGCACGGATGACACCGGCCGGCGCGTTCCGGTGTCCACGCAGGAGTTCGGCGTGGGCATCGACATTCCCTGCGAGGCGCTCATCGACGGCGACCGCCTCTCGATCACGATTGACCTGGCCGGCGTGCCGCGGGCGACCTACCAGCAGGGCGATGAGTTCGTGCTGCAGATCAACCGCGCCGAGCCCGTGTCGCTGTCGGGCGGGCAGGACGGCACCGATACGCTGACCTGGAGCGTGATCGGCAGCGTGGCCGGGCGGCTCGACGACTACGCGCTCAGCACCACGGCGCCGGGCGGCTACAGCGACGCGGGGCTGAGCTTCGCCATCGGGCTGGGCGCGGTGCCCTTCGCACTCGGCGACCGCTTCAACTTCCGCGTGGAGGCTGCGCGCGCGCAGTGGCGACTGAACGGCGGGGCGTGGTCGGCGCCGATCGAGGCGGCCGGCACCGTCGCGCTCACGGCCGGGCTGTCAGCGGTGTTCAACCCGGGCGTGGCGCCGAGCTGGGTGGCTGGCGACCGCTGGTCATTCCTGGCCGAGGCCATCAACGGACCGGCCCGCGCCCTGCAGCCGACCGACGATGCGCTGAGCTGGACCGGCAGCACGGCCATCACGATCACGCCGGCCGCTGGCACCGTCGACGGCCTGCTGATCGCCGACCACACGATCCCGGCCGACGCGACGATCACGCTGGAAGGCAGCGACAACGGCTTCGCCACCGTGCTCAGCTCGCAGCCCGTGGAGTGGCGCGCGCGGCACATCTGGGTGCCGATCGCCTCGCCGCGGCTGGCGTATCGGCTGGTGATCAACCGCGGCGGCTCGATCCGCTGGCTCTGGCTGGGCGATGCGCTGCAGCCGTCGATCCCGACTGGCAAGGTCGAGCTCGGCGCGTTGGTTCGGCGCTACCAGTTGCCCGGAATTGGGCGGCGGCTCGCCAGCGGCGGCACGGTTCGGCACGAGGCGCTGACGCAGGCCGCCGTGGATAACCTGGTCGAGGCCTTGGCCTGGGCCTGCGAACGCGACCGGCGCCTGATCGGTGTGCTGATCAGCGACAGCGAGGCGGCCATCGTGCGCGTGCCCGACGACGCGATCGAAGTCGAGGACCTGTTCGATCACCAGCCCGTCGACCTTGCGGCTCGCCGGCTCTCGCTGTCGCTCGACCTCGAGGCCGCCGCATGACGCCGGTCTGGCTGGTGATCGAGGGCAACCCGGTGCGGCAGTTCTACGCAGACGCCGCGGCCCTGCAGCACATGGATGCGCAGGCCGCGCGGCACGCCATCCTGCAGCGCGTGGGCACGCTGCGGGCCGATGTCGACGGCGAGGATCCGAACATCAGCATCGAGCTCGCCAACAGCAACGGCGAGGCCTCGGCCCTGCTGGCGCGGCGTCCGCCTGTCGGCGCTCGCGCTCGGCTGATGACGCCGGCCGGGCAGGTGTTCAGTGGCATCGTCGCCGAGATCCGCCTCGGGCGTGACTCGGCCAGCATTTCGGTGGAGTCATGACGCCGCTTTCCGCGCCCCTGCCGCTGCGCACCACGGCCGCATGGCCGGGCTTCCGCGAGCCGGTGGCGATCCCCCATCGCTACGGGCAGACCGGCGGCCGGCTGCTGCAGTACAGCGCAGACCGGCGCGTGTTCGTGTGGGCCGATCACCCGGTCGCCGGCGTCGATGCCGTGCTGATCGGCGGGCAGACGGTCGGCAACTGGCAGCACCGCAACAGCACCGACAGCACCGGGCGCGCGGTGGCCATGGTCGAGTTCGACCAGCCGGTGGAAGAGGGCGCCGACCTGATCGCGCGCGGCCGCGGCAAGCTCGGCGCGGGTGGCCTGATGGTCAACCCGGCCGACGTGCTCGGCGACATCCTGACCGGCATCGCGGGCCGCCCGGCGGTCGATCTGTCCGACTTCCGCGGCGCCTGCGCTGCGGCCGGCGTCGAGGTAGGCGGCAGCCTTGAGCGTGCCGACACCCTGCGCGCGGTACTGCGCAGCCTGTGCGCGAGCATCGGCGCGGTGTTCAGCGACGGCCGCGCTTTCCTCTGGCCAGCCGGTGCGCCGACCGGCGGCTGGCGCATCGGCGGCGAGGTCGAGATCGACGCGTCCCTGCAGCTCGACACCCTGGCCAACGACCTGACGCTCCGGTTTGCGGCCGAAGATGGCCAGCCGCGCGCTTCGATCCGGATGGAAGCGCCAGACAGCATCGCCCTGTACGGCCGGCGGGAGCGCGTCGAGGATGCGCCGTGGCTGGCCTCGCCTCGCGTAGCCATCGCCGTCGCAACGCGCGCGCTGCAGCAGCGAGCCCGGCCGGCGTGGTCTGTTGGCACCGGCCCCATCGAGCGGGTGCTCCGCATCGGCGACGTCGTGGCGCTGGATCATCCGACGCTGCCGGTGCAGGCCTCGGCCGTGGTGCTGGGCCGCGAGCTGGACGCGCAGGACGGCAGCACGCGCGTGCGCTTCGAGGTGCCGGTGGGCGATGCCCCGGCGGTGCGTCTGGTCAGCCAGTCGGCAGCGCTGGACGTGCAGCAGTACGAAGGCGTCGTGATCGAGACGGTCGGCAGCGAGCGCGTGCTCACCCTGCGCGAAGCAGACGGCCGGCCGATCGTGGGCGCGGATTGCCGCCTCAACGACAACATCACTCGCAAGACAGACGGCGCCGGCCGCGTCAGCTTCCCGGCTTCGGCCATGCCGCCGGGCGTGCATGTGATCCAGTTGCGCACGGCTGACGGCCGAGAGCTTGCAGTCGAGGCGGTGGTATGAGGCGCTTCCGACTGTCGCCTATCTCGACCGCTTCCGGCTTCGCTCAGACGATCGTGCTGCCGCCACCCGTGCGCGCAGCGCGTGCCGAGGCCGATGCGCCCGGCCCTGGCGGCGACTGCACCGGCGTGGCCGCACCGCCGACGTCGATCGATGTGCTGGGCAGCCTTTTCGGGTGCGGTCCCACAGAGTGGCCGGCGCAATTCAACGCGGACGAATCCAGCCTGCCGGCCGGCTACTCGCTGGGGCAGCAGGGCGTGTGCCTCGACGAAGAGCCGACGGTCTGGCCAGTGCTCCGCGAGTGCGACGGCGCGACGTTCTTCGTGCCTGCGGTGGTCACCTACGACGGGGGCGCCTGATGCGCATCAGCTTCCGCCGACAGCAGCCCAAGCCAGCGCCAAAGCGCGCGCCGCCGCCCGACCCAAAGCCGCCGTGCGAGCGGTGCCGCAAGATCCGCGAGGCCGCCCGGCGTCTGGTTGGGCTCAGGTAGGAAAAGTCCTACCCGCAGCCGCGGCATCTGGCCGACGCGCGCCGCCTGCGGCGGCCGGCACACTGGCACTGCCTTGGAAGCCCTGGCGCCCGCTCCGCCCCGGAGAGTGAGCGCAACCCCTGCAGCGGGTCAGACTGCAGCAAGCTGTGCCAAGGTGATGCGCCGAGGGCCTGCATGGATGCGGGCCCTTCTTCATGGGACGATCCCGGCGTTCAGCGCTCCAAGGTCAAGATGGCCACGTCACAGCAGCGCCAGCCCACCGTCCTGCCACCCACCGACCGGAGAACCTGCATGCGCACCCTGATCGCTGCCGCCATCCTCGCCGCCGCCGTCGCGGCTAGCCCCGCCCAGGCCAGCGGCGGATCCCACACCGAGAGCTGCGGCCAGAGCGTCATCACCGTCGGCGACCCCATCACCAAGGTCCGCAACGCGTGCGGAGAGCCTTGGCGCGTGGTGCAGCTGGAAAACGTCTTCGGCGCCGGCGTCGGCGAGCGCTGGGAGTACGAACGCACCACCGGCATGGTGCAGTTCTGGATTCAGGGCGGCAAAGTCGTACGCATCGACAGGATCTGAGTCATGGCCAAGTACGAGTTGACCTTCACGGTGCAGCCGTTGGCCGTCGCCGCTCCTCCTGGCATGCGGGACGACCCAGACCCCAGCAAAAGCTACGCTGGCTCCGGCTCAGTGCTCACCGTCATGCCTAGCGGCGAGTTCACGCTGGCCGAGTATTCGCGCGCATCCGGCATCCCTGCGGCGGAGTTTTGCCCGGCCAGCGCAGAGCGCGTTCGGAAGGCCTGCGCCTCAAGGGCTCAGCCGGCTGTCGTCAACGTCAATCACCGGCCTCTCGACGCCTGAATCTCGTTCCGCAATCCTAAGCGGCCCCGCGCCGTTGCTGGCTTTCAGAGCGTGATTTCATCGCCGATTGCGGAACGGGAATAGCGCGCAAGCTACTGAAAATAGGACTTTTCGGTTAGGACTCGAAATCCGGTATACGCCTCCGGCGTATCGAGGGTTCGAATCCCTCCCTCTCCGCCAGATACAAGCGTTTCAGGGCCGTCACGGGTAGAGCCGGGCGGCCCTTTCTGTTCCGATATCTGGATCTATTCCGCAATCTGACGCTGGAAGCGCGCTGTAGAAGCCGCGATCCGGAAGAAGATGGCTTCGCCAAACTGGTTGATCGCAAGGTTGACCGCTGCGCAGACCAGGCGGACGTTGTCTTCGGTGTAGCCGCGCCGCGAATCGATGCGGTCGATGCTTGGCATCCAAGGCCGAACGCGCTGTCCTGGGTATCGGCAGCCGCTGAAGGGGATTCCTGAGACTGAGCACTTGCCGCCAGAGCTCGGCATCTGAGCCGCGAGGAACTCGGTTGTCAGGTTGTGCTCCAGTCCGAGCTGCACCGCCCGCTTCCGAGAACGGATCAACATCCCGCCAACCGCATTCTTCGGCACGGCGACCGCGGCCGTAGTCGGCTTTGCCAGCTCGGCATACCTCACCAGCGCCAGCTGAAGATCGCTGCCCAGAGCAACCTCAGCCCTGCGGCCTTTCTGACTGGGCTGGCACAGGTAGTAGTAGGTCCCAGACTGTCTCCGCCTAGCCAGCATTCCCGGCGGCAGTTCGAAGTTCCGGAGGCGAGGGCTTCCCATGCCTAAAGTGTAGGCGTGACCTTGGCGCCGCGGCGCTTGCGCACGTAGTGCTCAGTCATCGTGACCGTAGCGTGGCCGAGTTGGGCCTGGGCCTGGCGGATGTCGCCGGCGCTGTCGGCCTTGTCGGTGCCGGCCTTCGCGCGGAGATCGCGGAACTGGATGTGCGGCAGGCGGGCGATATCCCGGGCGCGCTGGAAGCGGTGCTGCAGGGCGCTCAGGCCGATGGCCTTCCCTTCTTCGTTGACCACCAGCGACAGCGTGTGCACGCGGTAGCCGCGCTTGCGTTCGTTGATGCGGTCGAGCACCTGCGCCAGCTTGCCGGTGACCGCGATGCGCAGCGGGGTGTTCGTCTTGCTCTGGCGCACCTGCAGGTGACCGTCGCGCACGTCGGTGGCGCGCATGCGCAGCACGTCGCCCGGGCGCTGACCGGTGAGGTAGGCGAGGTCGAGTGCATCGCGCAGCGGCACGCAGGCGGCTTGCCACAGGGCGGCGAATTCGTCGTCCTCGATGTAGACGCTGCGTCCTGCCTCCCGGAACCCTTTGATGCCGGCGCAGGGGTTGGCCAGTGCGGTGTAGCCGCGTTCGCGTGCGAAGTTCCAGATGTGGCTGAGCAGGGCCTTCTCGCGGTTGGCTCGGGTCTGTGCGTTGGCGCCGCGCCAGGTGAGGTACTGCCGGACGTGCTGCGGCTCGATCGCGTCGAGCGGGCAGGGCGGATCGTCGAAGAACTCCAGTAGCTTCGTGAGCTCGGCGGCGTTGTCGCGCTGGGTGCGCTCGGCCTTCGTCGGGATGATGTGCGCGCGGTATTCGTTCGCCACCCAGCGGAAGGTGATGGTCTGCTGCACGCGCGGGCTGCTTGCCTCGCGCTCGATCTCGGCCCAGCGCTGGATGGCCAGCCCGTAGTCGCAGCCCAGCGGCTCTTCGCGCCGCGGGCTGCCGCCGTGGTCGTAGTAGAACCAAGTCTTGGTGCCGCGCTTGCGGGCGCGCAGGCGGGGCACGGCGTTGGGTTTGCTGGGGCGGCGGCCCATGGTGGTGGGCGTGCCTCACTCTTCAGCCGCGGGCGGCGGCGGAAGTGGCATCCAGTGGGTAGGGTCGATGGGGCAGTACGGGTCTTGCACCGCGTCCATGTAGCAGACCCATGCACCTGCGCCTTTGCGCTCGCCAGACCACCATTTGGCCACGTAGGTGTTGTGTCCGTTGCATTCCAGCGCTCTGCCAGTGCTGGTGCCGGGCCAGATGTCGCGCATCACCAGAACGGCTGTGCCATCCATCGGCGCTGTCTCGATTGGCTGCCATTTGTTCACGCTGCCTTCCTCGGTTTCCATAGCGGCTTGCCGCCGGCGGGATCTGGTGCGGACTCTACCGCGGAGCGCAGCACCACGGGCCAGCCGCCGGCGTCGAGGTAGTGCCGGATCCCGTTGCGCACCAAGAACTCGACCTGCCGCCGGCGGATCGGCGTGCGGGTGAGCTCGCGCGTTTCGGTCTTCGATAGGGTCAGGCCCTCGCTCACGCGGCCTGCCTTTCCGCACTGTGCACGGGCTCGAGGTTGGCCCTGGCCAGCGCGGCGAGCGGGGGCGGGCTGACGCTGTTGCCGACCATGCGGACGGCTTGGCTGGTGGTGAGGGCCCGGCCGTCTGCGGTGTGGCTGATGATGTAGTCGCGCGGGAATCCTTGGGCCGCGTAGAGCTCGCGCGGGCGTAGCATGCGCAGGCCGATGTCGACGATCACGTAGGGCACGCCGCGGACGTGGACGGTGACCAGGGCAAGGCGGTCGCGGGTAGTGACGGTGTCGAGCGGGTCGCGCAGCTCCAGCGCGGTGCCGTTGCCGTAGTAGTTGACTAGGAAGGCAGCCACGCGCTCCGCGCCGGCGGCGTGCTCGGGGCTGAGCTGGCACTCGACCACGGCGTGGTGCTCGCCCTGGGCGGCGATGGTGGCCAGCGGGTTGGTGCTGGCGGCGCCGGTGCTGTGGTGGCGCAGGGTGGCGAGGTGGGCGGTGACCAGGCGCTGCTGGCTGCCCGTGCCGGTGATTGCGCTGACGGGCTCATCGGCGCCGCGGGCACGGGCCGGGTTGCCGTTGGGGCCGCCGCCGTTGGCCTGCTCGAGGAAGGCGCAGACCACGGCGGTGTCGGCCTTGGCGGTCGTGGTGTAGCCGGGCTGGTTTGCAGGGCGCGGCTGCGAGTCGCCTGCGCGGCCGCCCACGCCGGCAATGATCGGGGCCACAAGCGTGGCGCTGGCGAGCGCATGCCCACCGCTGCCGCTGGCAGTGACTGTTCCCAGCAAGGATTCCACCGAAGCGCAGCCTGCGCCCCAGCGCTTCACGCCGCCGGGCCGGCCTTCGCCATGGCTGGCTTGCACCAGCGTCGGCGATACCAGCAGGTTGCGGCCGTTGCAGGTGGTGACCGTCGGCAGCGGCTCGCGGGTGCCCTTCGGTGCGTTGTTCGTGTTGTTCGGCACGATGAACGGCTCCGCCGCATCGATCACAAACCGCTTCACCCCGCGCGCGATGCGGCGCAGCGTGGCGTCGGCCAGCGGGCGCTTGCGCTCGAAGATGCTGGGGCAGGGCTGGGAGAAGTCGATGCAGTCGGCGGCGGTGACGAAGGGCGCGGTGCGGCCGGGGCCGTGGGTGGGCTCGGGCCAGCGGATCGGTTGGCCGTCGCGGCGCGCCAGCAGGAACAGGCGAGTGCGGCTGGTGCCGGCGCCGTAGTCGCAGGCTCGCAGCTTGCGCCATTCGACCGCGTAGCCCAGCGCGCGCAGCTGGTCGACAAAGGCGCGCCAGGTGCGGCCGGCGTGCTTCGGGTTGGGGATCAGGTGTTGCTGTTGCACGGGCACGCGCTCGCCGGGGGCGGCGACGGTGCCGTCCAGCTTCAGCACCCGGCCGGTGCTGGCGCAGCGCTTCGCCACGAGCGGGCCCCACTTCAGGATCTGCTCGACGTTCTCCAGGCTGATGATGCGCGGCTGCGCGAGGCCGGCCCACTTGCACACGACCCAGCTCAGGCTGCGCGTGGCGCGTGATCGCGGCTGGCCGCCCTTGGCCTGGCTGAAGTGGGTGCAGTCCGGCGAGGCGTGCAGCCAGCCGACGGCGCGGCCGGCGATCTCGCGCACCGGGTCGGCGTGCCACACGTCCTCGCGCAGGTGGCGCGTGAACGGGTGGTTGGCGGCGTGCATGCCGATGGCGTGTTCGTCGTGGTTGATCGCAATGTCGGGGTCGCGGCCCAGGGCCTGCAGCAGCGCCTCGCTGGCACCGCCGCCGCCGGCGAATAGGTCGACCACGATTTCGCCCGGGCGCAGCGCGCTGGTGCGGGTGCGGGGCTTGGGGAAGCGGAAGTGGTGTTGGGTGCCGTCGGCCATGGTTATCCCTCCCCGCCCGCGTCGGTGCTGGGCTGCGGCCGAAGTCCGATAGCGTTCAGCGCTGCAACAGCTTCGGCGTCCACCGGGTCATGCTCTCCAGTCGGCTCGGTGAGCCGAACCTCCGCAATAGCAAGGCGTCGATTTCCGGAAAAGCCAAGCTGATTGAATAGCGTCATGGCCTTCTCAGCGCCCGATCTGCTGTAGTGAGCACCGTCTACAAGGGTCACGTTGCCGTACTTGTCCAGCTCTGCAAGCCACCACTGATCGCGCATGCTCACTTCCCCTCCCTCGCCGCGCGGGCGGCTTCTGACCTGCGCCGTAGCGCGGACCGAATCTGCTCTGGGCTGTCGCGCTTGAAGTCAATGCAGGGGTGGGTTGTGCTGTCCTGCATTTCTCCATCGTCGCGGTACGCCAACACTCCGGCGTGCGCGCTGCAAAGCAAATCCCGCAGCGCTTCGTTCTCGGCCCGCAGCCACTTGACTTCCGCCTCGCGCGCAGCCTCTGCGCTGCCGTACAGGGTCGCGGTGAACATCGGTTCGGTGCTCATGCGTTTTCCTTCGCCGCGCGGGCGGCGTTGATGGCGCGCAGGCAACCACCCCAGCCGCGTGTGTACTCGGTCATGCCCGGCAAGCGCTTTTCGTCCGCACGCAGCATCCCTGAATAGCTGGTTTCAGCGCGGTCAAACGCAGCGCGCAGCTTCTCAGCCTCATCCGCCCGCGCCTTCAACTGCCGGATGTGCTCGACCAGCTCGGCCTGCATCAGCCGGCCTTCGCGATCGCCGGCCGCGGCGCGGATGTCGGCCAGCAGGCTGAGCAGCAGGAATCCGTCGGCAAGGTCTTCGCGCACATAGCCGACTTCCTGGCCGCCGATGCTGTCGTGGCACCAGGTGAGGTCGCCCCAGTTGGCCTCGCTCAGTGGCTCGCTGCGGTCTTCGGCGTCGCCGTCGGTGTTGACCTGCAGCCAGATTCGCTGCGGCAGGGATTGGGTGAGAGGGTCGGTCATGCGCGTCTCCGGTAGAGCAGGGTGAGTCGGCCGGGCCTGCCGGTCGCGTTGGCTTTGCGGCGCTCGACGCGCTTGGCGATGTACTGGTCGTACAGGTGGCGGCTGGCGGTCCAGTAGCTGCAGCCGGCCAGCGTGGCGAGTTGGGCGAGGTCGTATTCCTGCTGGGTGTCCAGCAGTGCGTCGATGCGCTCGGCCACTTCGCGCTGCCGTGTGCCGCGGATGGTTCCGTGGCGCCAGCTCATGCGGCTTTGTCCTCTGGCTCGGCCAGGGTGTGCGGCACAGCGACGGTGGCGCAGCGGATGCGCGGCTTGGGTACGCGGTGGCTGCGGCGGCGCCAGACGTCGCGGATGGCCTGCGGCGTCACGCCGTAGCGCTCTGCCAGCAGGCGCGCCAGCTCGGCAGACTTGGTTCGCCCCTTGGCGCGGATCTCGACTATGTCGGCCGAGGTCAGCACCGTGCTGTTGCCAGCGCGGTTAGCGTGGGCCTGAAAGGTCACGTACAGGTGCATCGGGTTGACGCACAGGCGATTGCCGCAGCGCGAGGCCACGACCAGGCCGTCGGGGATCGGCCCCAGCAGTTGGGTGTAGATCCAGCGGCGGGCCGGTACCGGCTGGCCGCCGAACTGCTTGACCGGGTAGCCGTCGGCCGTGGCGCGGCCGATCCACTCCCAGCAGGCGTCGCCAGACTTGGGCAGCTTGACCAGAGGTTTCAGGGTAATGCCGGGTTGGTGGCTCATGCGTGCTGGGCCTGTTCGAGCTCGCGGGCTTTGGCGAGGTAGTAGTCGTGCCGGCGCTTGCGTTCGTCGGCTGAGAACTGCAGCTCGGTGAGCGCGTGCTCGGCGGCAATGCGCCAGTGGCGGGCCGTGGCGCGGGTGTCGGGCAGCTTCAGAGGCTGCTGCTTCATGCGGCGGGCGGCGGTGCTCATGCGGCTGCGCTTCCTGGCTTGCGTGGCGGGGCGTCTTGGCGGGGCAGGGCGGGTTGCCAGTCGAGGGCGCGAATCTCGGGGGCGGCGCGGCGCGTGGCGGCGCTGATGGCGATGACGCCGAGGGCGGCTTTGACGCGCTTGCCGCGGATCTCGCGCAGGCGGAAGTCGGGCTGCAGGTGCAGCTCTTCGTTGCGCACCTTCGCCTGGTACTGCGCGCGGCGGTCGACGGTGGTCACGCGCACCAAGTCGCCGGCGGGCATGCGCTGGTAGCTGATGCGGATCACGGCTCGCAACCTCGCCCGGCGATGCCCGGGTCGGCGGGGTCGGTGAAGTCCTGCCACGGCACCCAGCCGCGTTGAGCGCAGTGGAAGCCCCACGCGCGGACCACGGGGCCGGTGCAGAACAGGGTGAAGCAGGTGACGGGCAGCGGGCCGTGCTCGGCCGGGTGCTTGTGCAGCTCGATGCGGTGCGCGCGGCGCGGGCCGCTGATGGCGAGGCTGCCGGCCTGGCGCCAGCGGCGGTGGTGGATGCCGCCGGCGGCGATGGTGTGTTCGTAGTAGCCGCCCGCCAGCACCAGGCTGCACCACGCCCACGGGTGGTCGTGTAGCGCGCGGTCGTCGTCGTCGCGCAAGAAGTGGTGCAGGTACAGGTTGAAGATGCGGTTGCGCGGCAGCACGTGCCAGCGGCGCAGGTAGGGTGTATCGGCGCCGCCGATGATGCCGTCGGGCGGGCGGCGGGTGATGCGGCGAATGATGGCGTCTGCGAGGCGGCGGAGGATCATGCGGCGGCCTGCTCAGTGCTGGCTGCTGCCTTGGCGTTGTCGTACTGCTGGATGCCCCAGGCGATGGCGTAGCAGGCCCAGACGAAGCTGTGGGCGTAGCTCCTGAAGTCGTGATCCCACAGATCGGAGAACCTGTAGCGCGTCTGCCCTATGCGAAAGCTCCACTCGTTGGCGCACCGGTAGGCATGGTGTTCGTCATCCGTGTCGATGTCAGACAGCAGCTCGCGCAGGTCTTCGAGCATTGCCGCGCGGTGCTCTTTGTCGTGGCCGTCGGCCTTGGCTTCGCGCAGCAGATCTTTGCCTTGCCGCCGCACGATGGCAGCGAACTTCTCGCGGTCGAACTCCGTCGCGCCGTCGCTCGGGTGCCGGCCACTGCAGTCGCACGCCGTCAGCTTTTCGGACCAGTAGCTCAGGTTGATGTGCAGGCCCGGGCCGTATCTCTCAGGCGTGCGGAAGAACTCGAACATGTCGCGAAGGCGAGTGAAGGTCCAGTCGCCCATGTCGCCGGTGACCATCAGGTAGCCGGGCACGGTGGTCAGGTTGAAGCTCAAGTGGTTGGTGCCGGGCCGCGCGAAGCGGATGTGCCGCACTTCGCCAGCTTCGTGGACGATGGTCATCTGGTGCTGCGCTACGTCGCGCAGGAATGTGGCTTCGGTGAGTTGGCTCATCGTGCAGCCCTCGCAATGCCCACTGCGCGCGCTGCCGTGCTGGCGCCGACGCGGTGGGTGGTGGTGATGTCCTGCACCAGCAGGCCGGTGCTCAGCCGCAGCACATCGCGGTTCTGCAGCAGGCGGGCGGCGATGGCGCGGGCGGTGGGGTGGTGGCGCTTCCAGTCGGCCTTGGGCGGGATCGTGCGCACGGTCATGCCTGCGGCCTCACGTAGGCCCAGGCGGGCTGGCCGACGGTGCCGCTGTAGTGGCGCACGCGCTGGACAAGGCCGCGGCGCCACAAGCGCTGCAGCAGTTCCGCGGCGTAGGCCTCGCTGTAGCCGGTGAGGTCGGCGATGGTGCTGGCGAGGGTGGGCACGCCGGCCTGCAGCAGGCGCAGCACGCGGTCGGCGGCGGTGTCGGGCCGGTCGGGGGTGCGCAGCGGGGTGGTGATGGCGGCGGCGGTCATGCGGCGACCTGCTGCAGCCGTGCCCACAGCTGTTCCAGCGCTGCGCGCGGCGTGGCCATGTTGTAATCGGTGCGGATCTTCGCCTCGGCGCCAGGGAAGGCCGGCGGCAACTCGATGGTGGCTTGCCACTTCATGTTCTTGCTGGAGTAAAGCCACACCTCGCCGTACTGGCTGAGCTCGGCCAGCAGCTGGTCTGTCGTGACCCCTGCTGTTGGCAGGCCGAGGGTCCTGCTGACGCGCGCGACTAGGCTCATGCCGCCACCTGCTGCGCCCGCGGCGCGGTGAGGTTGAGGTCGCCGTCGCGCAGCCAGGCGGCGTAGCGGTCGCACCATTCGCGGGCGGGGCTGATGTGGAGCGGGTCGAGGGTGATGGCGCAGTGGCCCAGCCACAGCTGGGGGCGGTCCGGCATGACGAAGGTGACGGTGGTAGAGCGGCCGAGGGTGCGCTGGGTGGTGCGCATCAGGGTCTGGTCGATGTTGGCCTTCGGCTTGATGTCGATGGTCAGCTCGAAGGGGTCGTTGGGCTGGACCGCGATCTGCACGTACACGTCGCCATAGGTGTACGACAGGGTCAGGCGGCCGGGGTGGTCGGGGCGGCTCATGCGCGCGGGCCCTGGCGGTGCAGCCTGCGGCTCACGCGGTCGAAATCGGCCAAGCCCAGCGCGTAGCCGATCAGGCACCCCAGCAGCAGGGTGATGCCGGCGCCGATCGCAATCTCGGCGGTGGTGATCTGCAGGACGGTGCTCATGCCGCGCCACCCCCGTGCCAGCGGTCATTGTCGCGAGCGTGCAGCTTGGCGAGCGCGATGCCGGCCTGAACCGCGACGGCGGTGCTGCGGCCCTTGCGGATTTCGCTGGCCACGCGGCCGAGGCATTCCTCGGTCTGCCACTTGCTGAGGTGCAGGTGCTCGCAGCGGGCGGCCACGGCGCGCTTGGCGGCCGGGTAGCTGCCGCCACGGGTGCGCGGCAGGTCGATCACGTCGGCGGCGCCCAGCTCGGCGCGGGCGTATTTGCGCTTGCGATGGTGCTGGGGCATGGCGATCACCTGGGCGATCTCGGGCATGAAGAAGACGGGGGTGTGCATGTCAGTCCTCGATGTGGGCGTCGTTGGCCCAGCGGTTGCGCACGGTGATGAGCGCGATGAGGCCGCCGAAGCCGAGGAAGGCGCCGAGGCACAAGCCGGCGATGCCGCGGGCGCTGGTGAGGGTGTCGGCGCCGTGCAACAGCACGCTGGCGAGCGCCGCGCCGGTGATGAGGCCGAGCCAGAGGTTCAGGCTGAAGAGGCGGGTCACTTGGCACCTGCCTTGCGCGACTTCCGCGCAGTCGGCACAAGCCGGAAGCCCAAGGACTTGGCGTCGCGTTCGAGGCAGCGAAGGTCGCGCGCGCGGGCCTCTTCCTCTTCCTGCTTTGCAGCGAGGTCGCGCATGGCCTTCACGGCAGCCGCGTCGAGCTTGAAGGCCTTCGCAGCCGCTTCGGCCTCGCGGCTGGTGAGGCGCGCCAGGCGGTACCGCATGCCGATGTGCCGGCTGAGCGTCAGGGCGAAGACGCCCTTCTCGGTGCGGAAGAAGGCCTGCTTCGAACAAATGCCAGCGCGGGTGGCGCGCGGAATGATCAGCGTGCCCTGCAGTTCAGCGCCGGGCCAAAGGTCGGCGAAGCGCAGGGTGTCGGCGTAGTTCGGGTCGGTGCTCATGCGGCGTGCTCCATGGCAGTGGCCGGCTCGCGGGCGCCCGGCATCTGCTGGGCGATGGCGGTGAGGCCTTTGGGGGTGATGCGCACCTGGCTGCGGATGCGTTCGATCGGTTCGCCGTTGATGCCGGTGGCGCGGACGGTGGTGGCCTTGTGTTCAAGCTGGCCGGCCTGCACGCGGTGCTGGTAGCCCAGCCAGTCGCGGGCGCCATGGCGGCGGTAGATCCAGGTGTTGAGGTGCAGCCAGTCGAACAGGGCCGTCGGGCGCACGCAGAGGTGCTTGGCAGCGTCGGTGATGCACAGGCTGCCCCTGGCGGTGGCGATGCGGTCGAGCGCGGCGGCCTTGGGCTCCAGCACTGCGACGGTGGCGCGGGCTTCCGCAAGCTCCGTCTCGGCGTCCAGGATCATCTGTGCCAGCTGGGCGCGCGGGATGCGGGCGAGGTCCAGCTTCGGCGCCTTCGCCCGGCGCTCGCATTCGAGGAAGTACTCGCGCGCCTCAAAGCCGCGCTCGGTGCCGGACATCATGGCGATGTGCTTGGCAGCGTCGACGGTGAGCGCGAAGTCAGTGCGCGGCCGGCCGCCGCGGGGGTTTTCCCCCTGCTGGGGGGAAACCTCGATGAAGTCGCGGCCGCTGCGCAGGCGGGCGCGCTCGACTTGGGCGCGGAACCAGTCGCTGAAGTCCTTGGCAACTTCGAGGAAGCCGTGCAGCTGGCGAGCGTCTACGGTGTCGACGGTGGTGTCGCCGATGGCACCAGCGGTAATGGCAAGCGCGGTCATGCGGTCACCTCGGTCGGGTCGAAGGGGCGGGTGTGGCGCGGGGCCTGAATGCGCAGCCAGCACATGGCGTGCAACGTGAAGTTGCGCGGCAGCTCGAAGTAGGTGTCGCCGATGTGCAGCTCATCGGTCAGCGCGTTGGGGCGGCGCACGGCGGCGAGGTCGCCCATGTGCTGCAGCAGCAGGCGGGTACCGGCGATGACGCGGTCGAGGTTGACGGTGTGCTGCTCGACGGTGACTTCGATGCCGGCGCTGTCGCGGTGCACGCGGATGCTTAGGCGGCCGGCGCGGTTGCCGATGTGCAGGCCCACCTGGCCGGCGTAGCGGTCGCGCAGCACCGCCTGGTGCAAGGGGTCGATGCCGTAGAAGGTGTGGCCGTCCTGCGTCCAGCCGCATTCGTAGGCGGGCGTGTTGTGGGCAAGGGTGTTCATGCCGCCACCTGCACGCCGCGCAGGCGGATCCAGTCGAGCGCGATGCGCTGCAGGTCTTCGGGGCCTTTGTTGCCCAGGATGGCCAGCGCCATCGTGTCGCCTTTGCCTTCAAGCCGGCCGATGAGGTGGCCGCTTTCGGCGCCGCCGATGGGGGTGCCGGCGGGGCTGTTGGTTTCCAGCAGGCGCTGGGCCAGTGCGTCGAGGTCGGCCGGGCTCATGCCGCGGTCCTCGGGCTGTAGCCGGCGGCCATGCGGGTCAGGGCGCCGGTGACCTTGCTGCGGATCTCGCCCACCGGCATGGCGTTGCTGCTGCAGCTGACGTGCGCGAGCGGTGCCTGTTCGCCGGCCAGCAGGGCGTCGAGCTGTGGGTTGGCGTGGGCGTAGACCGGGAGCAGCTGCGCGATGTGGCGCGGCGCGATCAGCGGCTCAAGGCCGGCGCGAGTGCGCTCGACGTTGGCGAGGTTGATCTGGGTGCTTAGGTCGGCCAGGGCATCGGCCGGGCGACGCTCGGTGCTGCGGAAGGCGATGGTGCCCACGACGGCGGCAAAGCCGGTCTGCGGGCCGTTGCTGATGGCTGCGTGCATGGTGCTCTCCCTGGCCGCGGGGTGCGGCGTGGGGAGAGCCTACGGAATCCCGTTTGTTCCTGTCAACGGGTTTCCGTAATTCGCCCGTAAAAAGTGGCCCGCTCGCGGCGGGCCTTGGCTTCAGCTGTTGGGCGGTGGCTCTTTGCTGGCGGCTTCTTGGGCCCGTGCTTCACGCTCGCGATCCTCAGCTTCGAATCTTTCCTGAAGTTCCTGCTTCCGCCGCAGCGCGTCGTCCTCGCACCGCATGCGGGCTTGATTGAACAGGGCATCTGCCGAGGAGCGTTCGGTGGCGATGGCGGTTTCCAGGGAGCCAAGCTGTGATCGCATGCCAGACTCCCAGGCGGCACCAGCCAGATTGTTGTTGGCGTAGCGCATCTGGTTCTCGATGCGGGCTTTGTCGGCCTCAAGCTGTCGAATCCGTTGCTCAGCGCCGCTGTACGCGCTGCTGCTGGCGGCGTTTATGCAGCGCCGAGTGGCTTCATCGGCCCGCGTGAGTTCCACGTTCCGGGTCATCGCGGTGCGCGCGTCGGGCTGAGCGCTCACTTCCTGCGAGGGTGTGTCGGCCTTGATCTGGCGAGCTTCGATGGTTGCTGACTCGTCCGCGCAGGGCATCTGCTGGTAGACGGTTCGGCCGCCGGCGCCCTTGCACTTGTAGACGGTCTGCGCGTGGCTGGCTGCCGGGATCATCAAGAGCAACAGTAAGAGGGCGCGCATACAAGTCTCCGGGACCAAGGGCTACAAAAAAGTGGGCGTCCAAACCGCGCGGCCGATGATTTCAAGCTCGTCAGCGGCCACGTCGATGGGTGCGAACATCGGCGAGGGGTTGTCAGAACGAAGGCGAACCCGACCACCGGGCAGCCGGTCCAGGCGCTTCAAGTACGACTCGCCGTTTACCACAACCGCGTACACGCGGCCACTCTGGATGGTGGTCTGGCTGGTGTCGATCACCACCGGGCTTCGATGCTGGATTGTTGGCTCCATGCTGTCGCCCTGAGCGCGAAACACGAAGTGCGTCTCCGGCCGCCACCCCTGAGCCTTGATGAAGTCGCTGCGAAAGGCCATGCCGGTTTCGCGAAGCTCGGCAGCGTTGGGATCGGGGCCGCCGTGGCCGGCCGAAAGGTGCAGTTCGATCCGCTGGAGAGTGACGTACTGCTCCGGGTCGAGGTCATCGTTCGAATCCCAAGCTCTGATCGGCGTGAGCCCGTAGGGCGCTGGCCGATCTTCTGCGACGCGGGATGCCTTGCCTGTCTCCAGGAACTCAGGCGTCGTCTTCAGCGCAGCGGCGATGCGGTGAAGGGCGGGCGTGGACTTCGTGCGGCCGTTCTCGAGGTCCATGAGCGTGCTGTAGGCGATGCCTGTCTGCTTGGCTAGGGCCGCAGCAGAGATGCGTAGAGTCTGGCGAGTTGCGCGGATGCGGGAGCCGATGGTTTCCATGCGCGGATGTTTACGGAGTTCCGGTACGGATTGCCGTTGACAGGCGAACGGGATTCCGTAGATCATGCGGCGCATGAGCGAATGGTCTGAGCGAATCTGCCGCATCGAGGCGTCCGGGGTGACCCTGACGGAACTCGCCGAGCGCATCGGCGTGCCCGTCTCTACGCTTGGCGACATCAAGACGGGGCGCAGCAAGCAGCCGCGCGGAATGACCGCGGTGAAGCTGTATGAGCTCGCAGCGAATCTTGGCGATCCCGAGCAGCCCGCCACCTCCGCCAGCCCGGCCAAGCAGAGGGCGGCGTGAGATGTGCGAAGCCCAGCGCCAGACCCAACTGAACATCCTGCGGCTGCGCGCCAGCGTGCTGCGCCTGCAGGCGGAGGCGCCTAGCGCTGCATGGCGGCGCGAGCTTCTGCTGGCAAGGTCCAGCCAGCTATCTCTGCATGCAGACAGGCTCGAAGGTCTTCCCAGCTCAGTGAGCGCACCTGCGCAGGGAGCCAGTGATGCTTGTTGATCAGGTAGTGCTCGATGGCTTCGCGCCCGAGCAATCCAGCGGGAACGGCACCGCTCTCTTCCAGGTAGTCCCCAAAGCACTCGGTGATGAAGTTCTGCTCGGCCTGGGTGATGTGGAGCAGGTAGTTCTGGCGCAGCAAGCCAACGTTCATGGGGGTCTCCGGTATGTGGACTGAGTCGCACCACGAAGCATACCGCGAGGCCTCCGCCACCACCCCCGCGCCCAGCGCGGCCGAACAGAGGGCGGCGTGAGATGGCAGACGATCTGAGTTGCGTTGATGGCGCGCAGCGGCGCGCTGAGCTTGGCGCTTTGCTGCGCGACGTGTTCGGCTCGGCCGACCCATGGCGTGCGCTGCGAGAGGCGGCCGAGGCCGAACTGGCCGCGCATGTGGCTGAGTTCGGCGAGGAAGAGGCGTTTGCGCGGTACTCGCTGCTTCTCGAAGGCCGCGCGCGCGACATCGCATCGGCGGTGATGGCCACCTCCGCCTGGGTCGACCCTGACCAGCGCTTGGCGTTTCTGCTCAGCCTGCTCGCTGATGCACGCGTGGCGGCAGCTGCAGTTCTGCCTCCACAGCGCGTAGCTGTGCGATCGCTGCTTGAGCGGCTTCTTCCGGGGTCATGTAGCTCATGTCCCGGCTCTGAAGGATCGCGCACGTGAGCTGCAGTGCGTACTCGTGCCGCGTCGGCCTGGACTGCTTCTCGACCACTGTCGGGTTTGCCATGGCGCCCTCCGCTGGGCTGGTTGGTGTGGAAACCCCAGCGTATCAGCGGCAGGGCGCCGCCTTGTCCCGCCCCTCCCTGCAACGCAGTTCCGCCCTTGCCCTGCGCAAGCGCGCTGCGACCCCCTGCGCGGTGCGCTTGGGGGAGGGGTGGGGCTTCGTCGTTGTGGGCAGTGTCCATGCCCTTCTTTGTGCCTGCATGAGCCTGTCCGACGCTATCCGACAGGTTCGGAGTGCGTCGGAATGAGCCAGATCCCGCTGTGGTTTGACACGTACCAGGATGCGATTCGCGCCACTGTGATGGCGCTGGGCGGTTACAAGCAGGTGGGTTCGATGCTGAAGCCCAGCATGCCGCCTGACGCGGCTGGGCGCTGGCTGAACGATACGCTGAACCCGGAAAAGCGCGAGAAGCTGGACATCAGCGAGCTGGCCTTCATCCGCAAGGAGGCGCGCCGCCGGGGCATCGATACCCTCGCGGCCTATGAAATGCGCGAGGCGGGGTATGCGGATCCGCAGCCGCTGGTGTTTGAGGATGAAGAGGCCCGGCTGAAGCGAGAGTTCATCGAGGCCGTGAAGGGCTTGAAGTCCATCGAGGGCCGCATGGAGCGGCTGTCTGCGCTGCGATCGGTGGCCTGATGCTGCCGGAAGACCTGAGTGCGGAGCCTGACGTGGCCGCCTACGTGGCGGCGTCGGTGCGCTTGGCTGAGTTGCAGGCGCGTCCTGCGCGGTGTGCGACGGGGCATTCGACGTGTACGCGGGCGCACTTGGGGGCGGGCCCGCAATGCGAGGGCGGGCGTTGCCATGTGGCCGCCGCGGATCGCGCGGCGCGTGGCGTGGAGGATGTGCCCCATGGGTAAGCGCAAGCGGAAGCTGAGCCCGCTGGGCGATAAGTCGCGACGCCCGTTCGCGCTGCCGCACGTTGAGCGCAAGCAGCGCGAGGCTGAGCGCAGGGCGCTGCAGGCGCTGACGCCTGAGCAGGTGAGTCGCAACCTGGAGCGTGTGCAACACGCGCTGCAGGCGGCCGGGCTGGAGGGTGAGGCTTGAGCGGTGCGTCGCTGATGCTGTTTCCCGAAGAGCTGGAGGCCATCTGCGGCCTGCCGCATGCGCAGCAGCTGCTCTATCTGGCGATCCGCTGGCGGATGGATGGGCGCAGCTTCCTGGCGGGTGAGCCGGCACGGCTGAGTGACCAGTACCTGCGCGAGCGCATCGAGGTGACGGCTGAGCGCGGCCGGCGCGAGGCGCAGCTGTTCAAGGCGACGCGCCACCAGCTTCGGTGGCTGCTCGATGCCCTGGTGACGCGGGGGCTGCTCCAGCGGGTGCAGGGGTGTGAGCTGGTGTTCCGGCTTCCTGTCGCGGCGCAGGCTTCTTCCGTCCGCAGGACTTCCGCGCAGTTTCCGCGCGCTTCTTCCGCGCAGGGTGTGGATGGGCTGAACGCCAGTGTTGATGCTGGTACCGATGGTGTCGGTGAGTTTGTTTCCGCGCATGACGAAGCGGCCATTTCCGCGCCCCCTCAGAGATCAGTAAACAGCTACTCCGTAGTAGAGCCTGAGGGAGAGGGTGAGGGTACGCGCGTGGCGCCGACTGTGGCCGGTGCGCTGTGCCGCCGCCTGCGGGCTGCCGGGGTGCAGGGCGCACAGCCGAACCACCCGCGGCTGCTGGAGGCGCTGGGCGAGGGCATCAGCCCCGAGGCGATCGAGGCCGTGGCCGCAGAGCTGGTCAGCAAAGGGCAGGGTCCGCCGAAGCTGGCCTACGTGGTGGCGACGGCGAGAGGCAGGGCGAAGGACGGAAAGGGAATCGGCAATGGCACTGGAACGGGTAAGCGAGGCGGGTCTGCAGCAGAGCGTGTCGACCGCGCGTTCGAGCTCGGCGAGCAGCGCGCACGCGAGCGAGTCAGCGGGCTGCGCGTCATCGTTGGAGGTCGAGAGGCGTAAGGCAGTGCTGCGCCGGCTGTGGGTGCGCATGGCTGCGATCTACCCGCATCGGTGGGTGAGCGGCGTGGGTGAGTCGCCCGAGCGCGAGGACGGCCGGCTGAAGCCGCAGGGCGATGAGTGGATGCGTTCCATCGCAGGCCTGAGCGACGACCAGATCGCGGCCGGGCTTGAGGCCTGCCGCCTGCATGGGACGCCCTACGTGCCGACGCCTGCCGAGTTCCGCAGCCGCTGCCTGGGCATCCCTGACCTGGCCGTGGTGCGCGATGAGATCGACACGCGCACCTACTCGCGCTTTACGCTGCTGGTCCTGCGTGGTGGAGTCGACGCCAACGGCGTGCGATGGCCGGGCCTGGACTGGTCGCGCTATCGCAGCGAGCCCGCGGCCTCGGCCATCCGCCTGCTCGATCTGACCTATCGCCGAGCCCATGACCACGTCATGAGAGGCGGAGAGCTGCCCGAGCTGCCGGTCGCCGCGATCGAGGAAGAGCCGCGAGAGTTCAAGCCAGCCGACCCGGCCAAGGTGGCCAGCCACATGGCCCAGCTCGAACGCCTGCTAGGCGTCGGCCGGCCGGACTCGCCCGGGGTGCCCGCGTGAAGGCGAACCTCAGCGTGCGGGTCCTCTCCAGCAGAGAGGGATGCGGGTGTTCTGGCCGCATTTCCTCGCTAGTTGTGGCCTATTCCCTAGGGGGTTGTGCTGGTAGGTGGTTGACCTGATGGACCTTTCAGGCGCCATCACGCAGCAGCAGTTCGGCGAGCTGGTCGGTGTGTCGCAGCAGGCGGTGTCCGATCTGGTGGGCCGGGGCGTGCTCACCCCGGGCGACACGGCATCGGAATGGCTGCTGGCGTACTGCGACCACCTGCGCGAGATGGCTGCCGGCCGCGGTGGCGAGGATGGCGTGAACCTGGTGCGCGAGCGAGCGTTGCTGGCCCGCGAGCAGCGCATTCGCGTGGCGATCCAGAACGCGGAGAAGAAGGGCCAGCTGGCGCCGGTCGCCGCGCTCGAGCAGGCGCTCGCCAGCGCCGGCGCCAAGGCCAGCAAGATTCTGGCGACGATCAAGGGCGAGATCCGTCTTCACTACCCGCAGCTCAGCGCCTCCGGCCTCGCGGCTGTTGACGTGATCGTGGGCAAGGCACTGAACGAAGTCGCCTCGATGTCGCTGTCCGAAGACGACGAGGATGAAGACGCCGAGCGCGAAGCGCCTGCGGATCCGGAGGCCGAGGCCGCATGACCTTCGACGCCGCTGGCTCTGACCTGCCGCTGGAGGAATCCGACTACCAGCCGACCATCAAGGCTGCCGTTGCCCGCGGCCTTGGCGCCTGGAAGGTCCGCAAGCCGATGGGGCTCGACGAATGGGCCCGCGAGCACTTCTACCTGAGCGCGGAGTCCAGCTACGTCGAGGGGCGGTGGCATGCCTGGCCGTTCCAGCGCGCCATCATGAACCTGCTCAGCAACGACGACGTCGAGCAGGTAACGGTCAAGAAGTCCGCCCGCCTCGGCTACACGAAGATCGTCCTGGCCTTCCTGCTGTACTCGGCGCATCAGCTGCGCCGCAACACCTGCATCTGGCAGCCGACCGACGGCGACCGCGATGAGTTCGTCAAGGATGAGCTCGAGACAGCCCTGCGCGACTGCGCAGTGATGCGCGAGGTCATGCCGCGCGTCCACAAGCGCAGCAAGGACAACACCCTCGAGCGCAAGGCCTTCCTCGGCAGCAAGCTCGCGATGAAGGGCGGTACCTCGGCCACCAACTTCCGCCGCATGAGCGTCGACAACGCCGTGCTCGATGAGCTGTCCGGCTTCGATCGCAACATCGACAAGGAAGGCACCCCGACGGTGCTGGCGTGGAAGCGCACCGAAGGCGCCACGTTCCCGAAGAAAATCGCCGGCAGCACCCCGAAGCTCAAGGGCTTCTGCCTCATCGACGAAGAGTTCCGCGTCGCCGATGTGCGCATGACGTTCCAGATCCCGTGCCCAAGCTGCGGCGAGTTCCACGCCATCACCTGGGGCGGCAAGGATGCGCCGCACGGCTTCAAGTGGCGGGACAAAGACCCGAGCACCGTGCACCACCTGTGCCCGCACAACGGCTGCTCGATCACGCAGGACCAATACCTCGCCGTCGCGCACCTCGGCCTCTTCATCAGCGAAGACGGTCAGCTGCGGCTTGACCTGGAGGGAAAGTTCACCGACTCCGACGGCAATCCAGCGCCGGCGCCGAAGCACGTCGCCGTGCACCCGTGGACAGCGCTCAGCCCCAAGGTGGCGTGGTCGCAGATCGTCAAAGAGTTCCTCGAAGCCCACGAAAAGCTGGTCGAGGGCGACACCGACAAGATGCAGACCTTCACCAACACCACGCTGGGCGAGTGTTGGGAGGGCGAGATCGAGCGCACCGAAGCCAGTGAGCTGCAGGCCCGGGCCGAACCTTTCCCGCTGCGGCTGATGCCGCGTGGCTGCCTGCTGCTGCTGGCCTCGGCCGACACCCAGGACAACCGCATCGAGGTCGCTGTGTGGGGCTACGGCCGCGGCGGCGAGATGTGGACCATCGACCACCTGGTGTTCTTCGGCAACCCCGCACTGCCCGCCGTGTGGGCTGAGCTCGAAGAGTGGGCGCGCACCGTCGAATACCCGCACGTCAGCGGCTTTCCGCAGCGGATCCACGCCGGCGCCATTGACTCCGGCGGCCACCATGCCGACGCCGTCTACGCCTTCGCCCACCGCATGCGCGATCGACGCTGGCACGCGGTCAAGGGCTACAACGGCCGCGAGCGCGCGATCGAGCAGGGCAACGTCAAGGTCGGGTTCCGCTGGAACGGCCGCATCGAAAAGCACGGCCCCACGCTGTGGCACGTCGGCACCAACCTCGCTAAGGACCGTTTCCAGTCGCGGCTTGAAGTGCCGAGCCCGGGCCCGGGCTACGTGCACCTGGCCAAGGACCTGAGCGACGAATGGTTCAAGCAGTTGGCCGGCGAAGTGCGCGCCGTGCGCCGCATGCAGGGCGGTACCGAGACGCGCTGGACGAAGACCCGCGCGCGCATCGAGGTCAAGGACTGCCTCACCTATGCCATCTGGCTGGAAGAGCGCCTGGCGCTGTGGCACCCCAGCAAAGCCAAGTTCTGGGACGGGCTGGAAGCCACGGTGCAGCCCGAGGGCGACCTATTCGCCGCGGCTGCGATGCGCTCCGCGCAGCCTATCGCGCTGCCTGCGGAGTTGCCTGCTGCCCCAATCGCGCCAAGTCAGCTTCAGCCGCAGACAAAGATCACGGCTCTGGCAGCGCTTGCGGAAGTTGAGCGGCTTTGGCGCAGCCAGCCCAGTCAGCCTGCGCCGACCGATCGGATCACGGATTGGGCTGGGGTTGTCGATGGCAATCCGATCCACCTGACGCTGCTGCGCGTGGTGCTGGATCAGTTGTCAGGCCCGCCGCAACCGATCGCAGCCCAGCTGGATGCCGCGCTGATCCAGAACATCAAGGCGCTGA